CGCTCGACCTCTACGACGTCGTCACGCCGGAGCGGGTCTACACCTCGGTCAACGTCCACCACATGGACTACCGGCGAACCGCGACGAACGGCGTCGGCCTCCTGGTGGTCGACCTCTGGCTCGTCGAGGTCCGCGTCACGGCGACGGCGACCTTCACCAACACGCAGCAGCCCGGCGACTCGGGCCAGCAGGGCGTCGGCAACGTCCAGCCGCAGGCGCCGTCTGGCGGCTTCGACGAGGCCGGGTTCGTCGGCGGGGTGCAGTGATGCAGATCGTCCCGCTCCAGCCGATCGCGAACCAGAGCGTGCAGGTCCAGCTCGGCGACCAGGCCTGCACGCTCGGGATCCAGCAGCTCGCCTACGGGCTGTTCATGACCGTCACGGTCGGCGGCGCGCTGATCATCGCCGGCGTGATCTGCGAGAACCGCAACCGGATCGTCCGCTCGGCCTACCTCGGATTCTCCGGCGACCTCGCGTTCGAGGACACGCAGGGCGCCGCCGACCCGGTCTACACGGGCCTCGGGACGCGCTTCCTGCTGGCGTGGCTCGAGCCCGCCGACCTCGCGGGGTGACATGGTCACCAAGATCACCGTCAACCCGCTGCCGAAGAACGCGCTGCCCACGACGCCGGCGCCGCAGGCGTCGTTCGTCCGCCGGCTCCTGGAGGTTTCGGTCAAGCTCGGCGGCGGCGGGAAGACCAACACGCCGTCGACGTTCTCGGAGAGCGGCACCGACACGGTGACGCTGTCGGGGCTGCGGACCTCGGCGCGGATCCAGAACTCGGGGGCGCCGTCGGGGGCGAGCGCGACGATCCAGGTCTGGGGCATGAGCCCGAGCCTGATGAACCAGCTCGCGACGCTCGGGATGGTCTACAACATCGTCGAGAAGAACGAGCTGACGCTGCTCGCCGGCGACGCGACCGCGGGCATGAGCCCGGTGTTCTCCGGGACGGTGGTCGCGGCCTACACGCAGTTCGACCAGGCCCCGGACGTCGCCTGCCGGTTCGACTGCAACTCCGGGCTCGGCGCCTCGACCGCGCCGGCCGCGGCGACGAGCTACGCCGGCTCGACCGACGTCGCGACCATCATGTCGAGCTTCGCGAAGCAGATGAACGTCGGGTTCGAGAACAACGGCGTCAACGTCAAGCTGTCGGCCCCCTACTTCTGGGGCAACGTCCGCGAGCAGGTCCGCGACGCCGCCGAGGCCGCCAACGTCAACGCCGAGGTGATCGAAGGCAAGCTCTGCATCTGGCCGAAGGGCGGCAACCGCAACACGACGACGGTGCCGGAGATCGGCGCGGCGACCGGGATGATCGGCTACCCGGCCTACACGCAGAACGGCATGATCGTGAAGACGATCTTCTCCCCGAAGATCTCGTTCGGCGGGCTCGTCCACGTCACCTCGACGCTGTTCTCGGCGGCGGCGCAGTCGAAGTCGGCGAACGCCTCCCAGGTGCTGCCGCAGGACGGCAACTGGGCGATCTACAAGATCGACCACGCGCTCGACGCCTTCATGCCGGGCGGCCAGTGGATGAGCACGGTCTACGGCTACAACCCGAAGTACCCGAGGCCGACGGTGCCCGGCCCGGTGCTGTCGTGAGCAACGACGCCTTCGGCTACGGCCAGCAGGGTCCGGGCGACGCCGCGGACGACTTCAACATCACCACGTTCCTCGTCCGGCAGATGATGCTGCGGATGCGGACGATGGTCCCGGTCGTGGTCAAGGCCGTGACCGGGGGAGGAGCGGCGGCGGCCCCGCCGACGGTCGACGTCCAGCCGCTGGTCAACCAGGTCGACGGCAACGGCAACCCGCAGCCGCACGGCACGGTCCACGGGATCCCGGTGCTCCGGATCCAGGGCGGCGACTCGGCGATCGTGATCGACCCGAAGGTCGACGACGTCGGCTACGTCGCGGTGTCGGACCGCGACATGTCCACGATCAAGAAGACCAAGAAGCCGTCGAACCCCGGCTCGTGGCGGAGCTACGACCTCGCCGACGGCGTCTACGTCGGCGGCCTGTTCGGGGCGGCGCCGACGCAGTACGCGCTGTTCGACGACAGCGGCATGAAGTTCCTGGACCGCAACGGCAACACGATCCTCGGGTCGTCGTCCGGGCTGGACGTCACGCCGAAGACGGGCCAGCCCGTGACGATCCACGGCGACGAGGTGGTCACCGGCAACCTGACCGTCGACGGCACCGGGCACATCGTCGGCAACGTGACGCTAGACGGCGCGCTCGGCGTGACCGGGAAGGCCACGGTCGGCTCGTTCGAGATCGGCACCGGAGCGACGATCACGCGCATCCTGACCGGGACCAAGACTACCAACTTCGGCGGCGCCATCACCACCGGGACCATCACGACCACGACTCTGACGGTGACCGGGGCCAGGGCCGGCGACTACGTCGCGGTCGGCCTCAACGGAGGTCCCGGCAACGGGCTCATGACGCTTTACGCCTGGGTGTCATCGAACGACACGGTCACGCTCGGGCTCGGCAACCCATACTTCGGGGCGTCATCGCTCCCGGTCAGCACCTCAACGTACAATGTGATAGTCATCGGGACGACGTGAGGGTGTGATGGCAGAAACGATTCTCCTCGACACCGTGACATGGGACCTGGTCCTCGACGCGAACGGCAACATCGCGCACGCGAAGGAGCCGTACTCGCTGGCGCAGGACGCCGCCTCGGCGATCAAGACGTTCGCCGGCGAGTGCTACTGGGACACGACGGTCGGCGTCCCCTACATGACGCAGATCCTCGCGCAGTCGAACCCGCTGGCGCTGATCAAGCAGCTCTTCGAGGACGCGGCGCTGACGGTCCCGGGGGTCGGCGCGGCGACGTGCTTCATCGAATCGGTCAACGACCGCGGCATCTCCGGGCAGATCCAGGTCCGGGCGGTGGCGAACATGCAAACCTCGACCGCGCAGTTCCAGACCATCAACCCGCAGACGGGAGCCTGAGATGGCGAACATTCCCGGCACCAACGTCCCGGCCGTCACGTGGGGAACGAACGGCTTCCAGATGCCGCCCGGGCCGGACGTCCTCGCCGGCGTCCAGGCCGACATCAGCGCGGCGTTCGGCGCGACGCTGAACTACTCGCTCAACACGCCGCAGGGCCAGATCGCATCGAGCGAGGCGGCGCTGATCAACAACTTCAACTCGACCTTCGTCTACTACACGAACCAGGTCGACCCGGCCTACGCCAGCGGGCGGATGCAGGACGCCATCGGCCGCATCTACTTCCTGGAGCGGCTCGGCGCGACCTCGACCGCGCTGCAGGTCGCCTGCGTCGGAACGGTCGGCCTCGCGATCCCCGGCGGCGCGACGGTCCAGGACGCCTCCGGCAACGTCTACGCGGCGACCGTCGGCGGGACGATCCCGGCGGCCGGCACGGTCACGCTGCAGTTCAACAACCTCGTCGCCGGGCCGACCTCGGTGCCCGGCACGGTCTCGATCTACCAGACGATCCCCGGGTGGGACACGGCGACCGTGGTCTCCGGAACGATCGGCAGCGACGCCGAGAGCCGGTCGTCGTTCGAGGAGCGCCGCCAGCAGTCGGTGGCGCAGAACTCGGTCGGGATGCTGTCGTCGATCCTCGGCTCGGTGCTCAACGTCGCCGGCGTCACCGACGCCTACGCGATCGAGAACGTCAGCGGCTCGCCGGTCACGATCTTCGGGCAGACCCTCGTCGCGCACTCGATCTACGTCGCGGCGCTCGGCGGCACCGACCTCGACGTCGCGACGGCGATCTGGCGAAAGAAGGCGCCGGGCTGCGACTACAACGGCAACACGACGGTGGTCGTGACCGACAGCAACTCCGGCTACAACCCGCCGCTGCCGACCTACTCGGTGAAGTTCACGCGGCCGCCGCAGCTCCGGGTGCTGTTCGCGGTGAACATCCTCAACAGCTCGCTGGTGCCGGCCGACGCGGTGACGCAGATCCAGAACGCGATCTCGTCCGCCTTCGTCGGCGGCGACGGCGGCCAGCGGGCGCGGATCGGGTCGAAGATCCTGGCGAGCCGGTTCTACGCGCCGGTCATCGCGCTCGGCTCCTGGGCGGAGATCATCTCGATCCTGCTCGGCTCGGCCAACACCGCGGCGGCCTCGTTCACGGGCGCGATCGCCGGGACGACGCTCACGGTCAGCGGCGTGACCGGGGTCGTGGCGATCGGGCAGACCGTGATCGACGCGACCGGCAACGTGCTGCCGGGGACGGTGATCCTGAGCGGCTCCGGCACGACCTGGACGGTCAGCATCTCGCAGACCGTCGGCTCCGAGGCGATGCAGGGCGCGGTCGCGACCGCGACCTCGGTGCAGGTCCAGATCAACCAGGCGCCGGTCGTCGACGCCGTCGACATCCAGGTGACGCTGACGTGAGCGGCCCCCCGTACCCGCACCCGAGCCCGGCGCCGGGCAGCAACGCGATCGGCTCGTTCGTCATCGGCGTCTCGCCGATCGGGACGATCAACCCGTTCGACGTCTGGACGACGGTCATCAGCCAGTACGCCAACTCGCCGATCCTGGATCAGCTCGTCGTCAACCTCGCGGCGTACTTCGACCAGACCAAGAACTTCGACGACTTCTATGACAACATCTGGAACATCGACACGGCGGTCGGCCACGGCCTCGACGTGCTCGGGCGCATCCTCGGCGTGAGCCGGACGCTGACCGTCGTCTCGACGCCGTTCTTCGGCTTCGAGCAGCAGGTCCCGACGGTCGACACGTGGGGGCCGCAGGGCCTCGGCACGTTCTTCTCGGGGACGTCGGCGACCTCGAACTTCAACCTGACCGACCAGGCGTACCGGACGCTGCTGTTCGCGAAGGCGTTCGCCAACGTCATCGACGGCTCGATCCCGTCGATCAACCAGCTCCTGCTGAACCTGTTTCCGAACCGGGGAAACGCTTACGTGATAGACAGCGGGGGGATGGCGCTGATCTATCGATTCGTGTTCATCCTGTCGCCGGTCGAGGCCGCGATCATCACGCAGAGCGGGGTGATCCCGAAGCCGGTCGGCGTGTTCTCGACCGTCGTGCAGTCGTGAGGGGAAAGCGATGAAGGCGTCGGACATCCCGTCGAAATTCCAGGTCCCGTTCGGCAACAGCGCGCTCGGCGCGGACATCCGCGCGATCCCGCTGACCACGGCGGACCCGAACGCGGCGTCGCTGCAGGCGGGCTTCCCGCCGCCGACGTTCACGCCGGTCGGCGCCGGAGGGGCCGCGCCCGACGGCCGCGACTTCAACGGCCTGTTCAACCAGTCGACCGCCTGGGACCGCTGGTTTTCGGCCGGCGGCCCGGTCGCGTGGGACTCAGGCTTCTCGGCCGCGATCGGCGGCTACCCGCTCGGCGCGATCGTGCGCTCGCTGACGATCCCGGCGAGCTCGTGGATCTCGACCGCCGACGACAACGTGACCAACCCCGACGCCGGCGGCGCGGGCTGGAGCGCCTACGGCCCCTCGACGGGGGACGTGAGGCTGACGCTGAAGGCCGCCGCCGACTACGGCTGGCTGATGCTCAACGACGGCACGGTCGGCAACGCCGGGAGCGGGGCGGGCTACGCCAACGCCAACGCGTCG